CGTAGCAAAATTATAATAAGGTACTTGTTCAAAGACTACAGGTGCTGTTGTGCTTCGTGCTTGTGTTACTGCACCAATAACAAGTTCACCTGTTGTAATAACATTCGCCGCTACTGTGCCTGATGTGACTGCATTTGCCGCAATTGTACCTGCTGTAATTGCGTTTGCTTGAACTGATCCAGCAGTAACTGCGTTTGCATCTAGTGTACCAGTAGTAACAGCATTTGCCGCTATGTCACCTGCAGTGACTGCTCCGACATCTAATGTTCCTGCTGTTACAGCACCCGCATCAATCGTACCTGCTGTGACTGCTAGAGCATCTATTGTCCCTGCAGTTACTGCTCCGACATCTATTGTGCCTGCTGTAACCGCTCCAGCATCAATTTTACCTGCGATAACTGAGTTTGCTGTTAAACTGTTTGCTGTAATAGCATTTGCTGATACATCTCCTAAGACTACACCACCAGGGCCTATCTTACCTCCAACAACAGCGCCATTTGCGATTGTGTTTGATGTAACTGAATTAGGACCTAATTGTCCAGGACCTATACCAAAGAACTCTCCGATAAGATCAGTATTGCTTAAATTAACAATAGGAACGCCACTTACTGTAAAGTGAGTCGTGTTAGCAACATTTGTAATGTAAGTATTTGCCGCAAGTTCTCCTGAACCGCTAGTAATAAACAAATTACCACCAGGCAAGACATTTGCGGTACTATATGCGTTTGCGGCGTCTGTAAAGAATAAATTACCTGTGTTGTTTACATTAGCAATTGTAACTTCATAAAATGATGTAATATTAGAGCCTAACCAGTTAATTAAATTACTAGAAAGACTTCTTACACCTACTCTGTCGTTTCTTGCAGTAATAGACCAATAATAGTCACCAATAGGCAAGTCATTACTTTCTATAACAACAGTAGTGCTATCTGGATAAGGATTACCAGACGATTGTGTGATTGTTCTGTATAATTGATGTGTAGATGAGTCTGCATCTGTACCATAGTTAAAATCTATATATTGTACAACACCTCCACTTGGTGTCGTGCCAGTAACTCTAATTGCACTTAATGATGCTTCTGAAATAATGTCTGCTACTGGTGCGGCTGGGGTAGGTATAATATTTGGATCTTCTAATCCAGTGTTTTCTGACAACTCAAAGTCTACTAGTGCATTATCAGCATATATTGTTTCGTTATACTCAAAACATTGTATTTTTGCATATAAACTACCATCTACGTCTTTAATTTCTTGTACTTGTACTACTCTAAATAATTTACCATCAGGAAAAAGAGGTGCGTCCCAACCATATTCTGCTGACGTAATTCGTATAACATCTCCTGCTTCTACTTGTATACCAGAGTAATCTGTTTGAAAACTTACAACTAAATCTTCACGTGATTGTAAAAGTCTGCGTACACCTAGATAAGAAGATTGTATGTAATTGTTTACTTGAGGGAAATCAATGTCTAGTTTATTATCTGGCTCATTAGGACTTAAAAGTGCTGGATTGTACCAAGCAGTGCCAGGTGCTGTAAAATCAAAGATTTCATAGTTAGTTTGATCTCTAATTGATTCATCTGGATATGCAACTTGTAAACTATTGTATGTTGCATTTAGATCAATAGGGTTTATGTTTATACCACCAACTAAATTAGCATCAGTGTCGTTTACGCCACTTTTAACATGATATAAGTCTGCTGTTGTTACAGCATTAGGTGCTTCATCATATTTTTTGTTGATGACTACTTTCCATTTGTCTTCTATATCACTGTATTGTAGCCATGAATCGCATGTATCGACTAATTCTTGTAAATTGTCTAAACAATTGTTAGATACATTGACTGGACCATTGACCCTGTAACGAGCCTGATACGCTGTAAATCCGTCTACATCTGTATATGTGATCAATTGATCAGAATAAGTATTTAAATCGTCTAGCGATGCTGTGTCGATGCGTGAGAGGGGTATAGCCGCACCATAACGTGAATTAAGCATATAATCTTTAATTGCATCGCCTGGCTTATTGATCGAGTTGTTTAACTCAACAGTTAATGACCCTAATCCTACTGTATCTGCATCTTGGTTGTACTCTACTCTAACAATCATAAAGCAAGTGTTAGTCATATCTGGACTTTGTCCACCAGATGTGTATAAACTACTATTCCAACGTATATTTGACTGAATACCGCCACCAGTTGTTGCATCAGATAGTATAGCACTAGCAGATAAACCACCAGTGTTTGTACCAGATGTACTACCATTAGGAAACTTGTAAACTTTTATGTATCCATTAACTTTACTGTCTGTTTGTTGTGCATTGTTAGTCCAACTAGTAACATTATTGCTTGTACCACTGATACCATTAAGTTTATTACCGTTCCAATAGATATCACCGAATGTAAAGCCACTACCAGCAGTAGAATCTGTATGCTCTGATAACGAACAAACATACCACATAAATTTTTGATCTATTGATATTTTTGCATCTGTAATAACTGGAGAAACGTATGCTTTACCATATACTACAGGCAATACGTTGTTTGTTGCTGGGGGTAATTGTACTCTACCTCCACCTTCTCCTTGAGATAAGCCTCCCATAGCACGTTTTGCCATGATTTTACTAACACCAAACACAACAACTGTTTGTACTGCAAATGCGGCTGCCGCACTTAGTCCAGCATACCACCCTGCTACTGCGTTAAAGACACCTACTACTGCGGCTACTACCTGTGGCATTCTATTCTCCTCGTGACCAGCATTTTTCGTCCATTGTATAGCCGAACTTGCTAAAATCTGTTTCAAATAACGGTTGAGAAGCAGTAATTACGCCATATCTAATGCGTTCTTCTTCCATATACTCGTCTGTTTTGTCTTCGTAGGCTTGCATCAACTTAAATCCTGCTGTTTTTCTAAATCCTTCGTCTACCCACAAAATAATTTGTGTTAAAATCAAAATATGTGGGGCATATAAGTGAGGATTGATAAGTCCAGCCGCCATTCCGTGTAATTTCTTTGTTTCTTCGTTTTCTACAACTAACATTGCGCCTCTGCCTGCTAATATTGTAGAGAAAATCATGTTTAAATGCGTATGATCTAACTTTTCGTAGTTATAACGCATGATATGTTCTGATTTTGCTAGTTTTTCTATCAATTCGATAAAATAAGGCAAGTCATATTTGTTTGCTTCTCGTATAATCATCGTTGTTGTCTTCCACGACCGCCTCCGCCGCCTCCGCCGCCTCCGCCTCCACCACTTCTAGTAGATGTAACTTCTTTACCAAAGTCAAATGTCTGTGAAGCAATAGAATAGATGTTGTTCATAGAACTATCTAAAGGATTAAAAAACGTCCAACTTTCTGGATTTGTTTTTCTTCCTGCAATTCTGTTTGATAGCACTGTTTTATAACTACTTGCATTTACAGAAACTGTAAAATTGTCTTCGTTACCAGCACGATCTTCATTAATATTATAACTTGTAATAATACCTGTAAATCTTTTTGCTGTACTAGTGAGTATTCCTGCATCGTCATAAAAACCACGCCATATTTCTAACTCACTGCCTCGTATCTTTGTTCCTAAAACTGTGTTAATTAATGTACCTTGTATACCACTCAATGCAACTGTTGTGTCAGCACTTGTAACTCTTATGCTTTTTTGTTGTCCACCTACAGCCATAAGTCCACCTACAGCAGAAAAGATTTGACCGTCAATTGTCTCGTCTTTGTATGCTGATGATGCTGTTAGAATTGATGTATCAGTTGGGTCTTCATAGTCGTTGTAAATTGTAACACGTACAAACTCCGCACTATTAATCTGCGGAGGACTATTCTCAACTGCTGGTATTGTATCCATATTAACTTGTTCCTACGTATTCATATAATTGAAATGGGTCTGACCATTCAATCAATGCATTTCCTACTAATGTTCCACCTGCTGAGAGTTCTCTACCACCTACAATTAGTTTGTAAACTGGCATGTTAGGGCAAAACAATCTAAAAATACAATTATTTCCTACGAGTATATTTAAGCCCGTAATACTACCTGTAATAATATTGGGTCTGTGTGTAGTAACTATAATTGTTCCACCAGTGCCTCTAACAACTTGTGTAGTAGAAGTAAAAGGATAAGGAAAACCTGCGATTTGTATCAAATCATTAGGTTCAAATATAACTCTGTTTTGATTAATTGGGGGCAAATTACTTAATATTAATTGATTACCTACAAAACTAGATACTGTCATTTGATTTAATTGTGTTAAAGGCAGTGTTCCTTGATATCT